TACTTATATATAAAAGAATGTTACTTTGTTTAATATTAATAATAAAACTAATGATATCAATATTTTTTTGGTAAACATTCTCAGTAACATTCTCGGTAACAACAAAAAAGAATGTTACCTTTTAATTTTTGAGAATGTTACCTTTTTTGAGAATGTTTACTCTAGAATGTTACTTTTTTTAACAGAGGTTTTTTCTCTTATAACCTCTTTGAACACCGTATTTTCCAAACTTAGATGTTGCTTTCATTTTTTCCCATTCATTTAGAGATGCTAAGACTTTATTAATCTCAATACTGTCACTTTTTTTCATGAATCTAATACTGTTTTTCAATGCTTCTTCCCATATTTCAGCCGCACAAACTTTATCTCTTAGAATTAGATCATTTTCATCATACTGCTTACTCATAGTTTCATATTCATCTAAAAAAGTTCTTTTTGCAAAAGCATCTAAAGAATTCCAATTCTTTGGAATTTTCTTATCTAAGTAGTCTAAAATTATCCCTTTAAATACATTATCTTCAGAGTGAGCTTCTTGCTCTTCCTTAGCGATTTTCTCAGCTTCTTTTGATAAAACTAAACTATAAAATTCATTCTTTGCAAGTTCACATGCCTCCGCCCATATTTGATCTAATTCATCTTTTAAATCGTTAAATATAGATTTGTTAGGCTTAAATATAAAACAATCTATTGGCCAGAATCTTCTATTCCCTGTCTCATCTCTTAAGAAGTTAGTATCGTTTGCTGTTCCAAAGAATGCACATCTTCTTGGATATTTTTGGGCTCTACGTCCATAAGAAGCCCGAAAGATATCATCTGTTCTACTTAAAAAGTTTTTTACCAGGTTCAACTCTGACTTTCTTAAAGAACTAAGTTCTCCCATTTCCAGGATCCAGCTACCTTGGATTAACTCACAAGCATCTTTACCTTCTACATTTACCAAACTATCATTGTACCAATCCATACCTAATATCTTTAAAAAGGTACTCTTACCTACTCCTTGAGGTCCTATTAAAATAGGCATATTATCCCATTTAATTCCACCATAAATAGCTCTTTTAGCTGCAGCTACTAAAGACTTTTCAGAAACTTCTCTAGTATATACATTATCTTCACAGCCTAAGTAATCTATAAATAAAGTTTTTAACCTTTTTTCTCCATCCCATTGAGTAGATTGAAGTCTTGTTGCTACCTTATTTTCAGCATTTTCTTCTGCAATCAGATTAACTCCATCAATGATTTTATTTGTAGAAGTGATTCCATAATTACTTTCTAAATACCACCTCAGACCTGCATCATCTGTATCGGTCCATAATCTGTCAAGGGTTTCAAACTTTCTATCCCAGGGCACATCTTTTCTTACTAGTATTCTTGAAGAAAAAATATCCTTAAAAATTTTTAGCCTTAATTCTTTATCATTTTGTAGGATTAGTATTATATTAGCAAGTGTGCTAAGTACTTTCATACCATCAGCACTGTATATAAGCTTATCTGTCCAACTATCATCTTCTTCAACTAATACCCCTTCTACAGCTTCTGCATCAGTGTTGTTTGATACAGAAAATTCAGCTATTGCTTTTTGTTGTCTTTCTTTCAATAAATCTTTTCTAACATCTGTCTTTGCCATTACCCACTCTTTCATAGCAGTCCAAGAAGGTAGTTTAGCAACAGGAGTGTTAACTTCTGCCTGTATATCTAAATGCCCAAATTTATGCAATCTTACTAAGTCAAAAGCATTCACTAATTTTTGACTACAAGGGTCTGTTGCATGGTGAGAATATAAGAAAAGTCCATCTTGATACACAATAGCTCCAGCAGTAGTACTTCCCCCTATAAAAGTTAATCTGTCAGCTACATCACAAGGCTCATATGTTCCTGGTAAAAATTCATCTATAGCTTGGTATATATTGAATCTTCTGCAAAATGCTCCTACCATTCCTTCTTTTTCTAAAGGATTTTCTTGCTTCTTTAACATATTTTGATGGAGTTTTTGTGCATCAGGAACTTCTGGCCAAGTTGTTACATCTTTCCAATCAGCATACATATTAAGCACTGCCTTACCATCTAGCATAGGCTTATCAGCATAGGTAAATACATAATCGCTATCAGTAGAATGGCTAGGCCAGTACATTAACCTAACAGCTTGAAAGGTAGTAGGATCACAATAACGTAATCCTATAGACTCTGCTACCTTCCTTGCTATCGGTTCATACTCATCAGCAGACATGTCTTCAGCTAAGGGCAAAATAACTCTTATTCTTGGTTTAGTAGTTTGGTGCTTACGAGTGCTGTACACTGCATAAGCACAGCCTAAACTATTAAGAGTTTTTATAATCTTAGTGTCATCTTCATAAGCTAAGTTATCTAAGTCAAGAGTTATTAAACTCCTACTTTCAACTGCTTCGCTTCTTCTTAGATTCCCTTTTAACTTTCCACCAACAAAGCCTCCAACATCCTTAATATCATCTTGCTTAGACTTAGAATAAGATAAGAACTCATCCAATGTTTCAGCTGTTACTTTTGGTTTTCCTAATCTATCCACAAATTCAGACCAGGTAATTTCAGTTGTTACCCACTGCTTAGATAGTCTGTTATTTGCTTCTGATATTATTAATTTTCTCGAGTTCTCCATCTGTTATCTCCTTTTATTCTTTCAGTAATGTATCTATTAAATCTAAAGCTTTCCCGTAGTTAGCTGAGTATAGTTGATTAAAAACTTCATTTAAAATTAAAGCTTTTTTAGTTTTCATATCTATTGATATTCCACCTATAATATTAAGCCAATCAGTGCCACAACCTTCAGCAATTTTTTCTTTTGAATTAAAAGCCAATTCTTGAGGAATTACTTTTTGCATATCAACTAACCAGTTTAAATATTTCTTGGCTTTTTCGTAATCTTCTTTACCATTTTTCTTTTCTGCTCTGATTAAGTATTTAGATACATTTCCTTCTAAAAAGAACATGAATCCTACATCTCCTAATCTTTGTCTAATAATGTCAATACTTTCAAAATTACAACCTGGAATCATGTAATGCTTTGGCGAGTGAACATTATCATTCATTGGTACTTCTTTCTCAGGCTTTTCTACCTTATTTTCTAGGCCTGTTTCTTCTCCAATAACAATCAATATTTTCTTTTCAAGAGTTGGACTTTCTATGTTAAGTCTGCCATTTTCTACGTAAGATAAAAAGCCTTGTGTAACTCCTATTTTTTCAGCAAATTCTTTTTGAGATAAGTTATTTTCATCCCTAAATTTTTTAATTTTTCTACCAATATGCATAAAATCCTCCTAATCTTTCATATAATAGCTACCAGTAAATCCAGCAGCATTCAATATTAATCCTTTGGCCCAATTTATTTCTTCAGTCATAGTTTGTATAACTTCTTCTAATTCCACAGACTTTGGAACATCAAGTATTACCTCATCATGAACATGGAATACTATTGGCCACCCTTTTGCTTTTATTCTTAAAAGTGTTTCAGTTAAGCAATCTCTTGCTATGGCCTGCACAATATTTTCCGTTAATTTACCGCCGTAAGTTGGGATAACTTCCCACTTCTTAGTAGTTTGGTTAATCCCCATGTAATGCATCTGCATTTGTCCAAATTGATTTTCTTTTAAAAAAGGCTTTGGATAGAAAAGTTTTCTACCACTTGGCAATTCTATTGTGAAAAAGTCTTGACCATAAATAAAATCATACTCTTTAGCTAACTTTACACATTTAACTATCTGCGGTTCTCCAGTTTCTAATACTTCAACTGCAGCATTCTCTAATGCATACCACAGTTCCACAATTCTTTTAGATGATTTTCTCCATCTAGTAACTATGTCTTTCATTTCTTCATCAGTCAGCCCCATATCTGCTGCACCCATAGCAGTTAAAGCTCCAACACTGCCTTGGTATCCCAGAGCAAGTTCTGCAACTTTTCCTTTAGCTCTTAGATGATAATTTTCTTCACCTTTTGCTATTGTGTTTATTGGCACACCAAACATTTGAGAGGCTGAGGCTTCATAGATTTTTCCATGAGTTTTAAACACTTCCATTCTCCACTCTTCTCCAGCAAGCCATGCTATTACTCTTGCCTCTATTGCTGAGAAGTCTGACACAACAAAATGATTTCCTTCTGATGGGATAAATGCAGTTCTTATCAACTGTGATAAGGTATCAGGTATGTTTCCATACAGCATTTCTAATAGTTCACCATCACCTTTTTTTATGATATCCCTAGCAACATCTAAAGTTTCTATATAATTTCTAGGTAAGTTCTGTACTTGAACTAATCTTCCAGCATATCTACCTGTCCTATTAGCTCCATAGAACTGTAATAGACCTCTCACTCTTCCATCTTTGCACATAGCCTCACTCATGGCTTTATACTTCTTAACTGATGTCTTAGAAAGCTCTTGCCTTATCTCCAAAACTCTTTTAACTTCTTCATCATCTAACGTATCAATCATTTTCCCTACTGTAGCTTTTTGTAAATTCTCAGTTTCTTCTCCAGCTTCTTCTAACCAGCTAAGCAGTTGACTAGTAGAATTAGGATTATCCAATTTAGTTATACCTCTTGCTTCTTCTAGTAAATTAGCCCTAGATAATGCATCTATATATAAAGCCCCATTCACTAATTCACTATCTACCCTTACTCCATAAGCATTCATGGATGTGTCAAGTTGCCAAAGTTTCCATTCTCTATTAGGAACAGGAAAAGCACTTAATCTTCTACCTATTTCCATTTCTGTAACTACATCTTGGATACAATACTCCTTAAACAGCTCCCATTTCTCTGGAGCATGTTGAGGTAGATTTCTAGTTCTGTTGCCATTACTTTTAGTAGCTTTGCAAGGTATACAGAAATATCTAATCAATGCACTTCCAGTTGTAAGTTTTTTCTTATCTTGTGGTAAACCCATTGCATTACCTATTGCAGCAAGTCCTGCAGTATACCCACAATAAAGACCATGTACCATAGTACATTGCCATTGTTCAAGTGGAGTTTCTATTCCAGCCATATTTAAACACCACCATTCAAAGACAGCATTATAAGCATACTTAATACAAGACTCATCTTTTAAAAGGTTTAATACTTCTTGTGGGATAGCTTTACCTTGAGCCAAATCTATGATTTTTACATCTTGGCCATCAATTGAGTATGCGAATAAGAGTATCTGAAAATCATCACTCATTGCATACTTATAAGCACCTGATTTTCTTATATCTACAGAGCTAAATGTTTCTATGTCTATATTTAAAGTTCTCATAATCGCTCCTTTTTGAAAGTGAAAGGCAGTTTTCACTGCCCTTCTATAAGTTTTTATAATATTGGCTCACCAGTTACTGGATCTATTTCAACCTCATCAAATTCATTTTCAGCTTTAATTCCTACTGCTGATAAAGGCTCTCCATCCATTAACTTTTGTACATTACCAAGTCCGCAACCTATTCCTTTCTTACCACTTACTGCATAAGGGAAAAAGTTTACTGATACTCTTGCATATATCCCTGAGTAAATCTCTGATTGATTCAGAATAGGTTGTGCTCTTACATCAACTATTCCTGGTTGATAATCAATTTTTGCGCTTGCTGTAAATACCCAATGCCCTTTACATTCTTCTCCGAACTCTTGTCCATCTGAAGGTCTTATACCATCTCCATCATATATAGGGATAGTTGGTTTTGGAGGTTTAACTCCATTCCACACACTGCTAATTCCTTTTTCAATTGCTGCATTTATTGCTGCATCTAATTTTGCTTTAGTTTGTACATCAGTTTTTGGAACTAGAATTGTACAGCTGTACTTTTCTTCTTGCCCTTTTTCTGCTGCATAAGGTTTAAATAAATGCACATAACTTAATCTTACTTTCCCTGTCATTACTCTTGTTTCATTAGCCATTAATATCACTTCTCCTTTATTTATATACTATTAATATCATCTACTACACTGAATTCATCTTCTGCCTTTATCCTGTTTGTTATAGCTTCTCTTTTATCAGAAGCATCTACAAGAGTTGGCTTCCCTACATTCATAGCTATTAAATCACCTACTAAACTATTAAATTCCTTTTTACCTACTGTCTTTTCCATTTGTGCTAAAGTTAAATACTTTCTTTCATATAAAAGTTCTTCAGCTATTCCATTATCAACCAGTACCTTTATAGCCTCATCTGTATTTTTAAAACTTCTACTGCCTCTACCATTAACTGCCTTCCAACCAGGAACATTATTTCCTTTTAAACTTTCTGCTAATGCATACTCTTTTAAATCTTCTGCCCATTTAGCTAAGTCTTGAGCCTTCTGCAGTATTTCTCCAATTTCTTCTAATGTTAATTGATCAGCTGCTTTAAATTCATACTTTGCAAGTTCTAAATTAGTATTAGCTCTTTCTCTACAAATTGCTTTTGCTTTACAAAACTTACAATGCTCTCCACAGTTAAAATCACCCTCACCATTTAAAGCCATTACAGCCTTTTCTTGAGCTTTCTTAGCAAAGGTTAGTAAATAATCAAGACTACATTCCCAAGTGCAAATATTACTTAATCTCGGCTGTACGATTGACATTTTAATATGTTCTATAGGAAATATCATTTCGTAAGCGAGATAAGCTCCTAGTGCATACAGAAGCAATTGTGCATTATTTTCAGCATCAACTGGTACACCTTTCCCATATTTAAAATCTATGATGTGTAAAGTATCATTAGAGATTAATATACAGTCCGCAGTCCCAAATCCACCAGGAACATATTGTGAGAAATCTACTTTTTGTTCCACAGAGATATGTGGGGTAGTTTCGTAACTGTACATCTGTTCTTGTATAAACTCTACGTACTCATCGGTATATCCTTGCATTTCTTCCTGGTACAACTCTTTGTCTTTTAATTTCTTCATAGCTGAAGTAAACTTCCTAGAAGTCAATCCAGGATCTATTAACTTTTTCATTTTTAACTCTGCTATCTCATGTGCCAAACTACCTTCTTTTGCATATTCACTCTCTACATCTTCAAATTGCTCACAGAGTCTTACAGAAGGCGGACAAGCCATCCACCTTGATGCACTAGAAGGTCCTAATAGTGCATGTGCCATTAAATATCAACTCCTAAATTTTTAAGTTCTTGAACAAAAGCCCCATAACTTTCTTGAGGTAGAACAGTTATAGCCTTAACTCCAAACTTTGCTAATAGTTCTTTCATAGCTTTTCTGTTATTAACAACGTCTTTTGCTACCCAAGTGGCTGCTATTCTTTGTAAATCATCTGCTGTATATTCAGCTGTCTTAGTTGGTAAAGGAGTTGCTACAGCTACAGGTGCTTCTTCTTTTTTAGCTGGAGCAGTAGGTAGTTTTTGATTTGGTGTTTCTTCTACCTTTTTAACAGATTCTTTTTTCTCTTCTGTTTTAGATTTAGCCTTGCCTAAAGCTTCACCAATTGCTTTTTCTGTACTGTTTATTACTTCAGAACAGTTAGCTTCTATGAACTCTCTTATTTCCTTTTTAACTTCTTCAACACTTCCAGTAAATTCTACTTTTACCATTTTTTATATCCTCCTATTTGCATTTTTTATTAATTTGTTGTAATATATAATCAAAATTTGGTTTGTTGTCTGTTGTAGATGTGGTAGTTGCAACAGACTTTTTATTTATTCTCAGCATACTGAACACCTCCTTTATATTGCATAATTCCAAA